ATGGTTTATCAGTTAGACTTCCGCAGCCGCACGTACACTACCACCAGTGGGGTCAGCCCACAAGGTTCAGATGTATCTAAATCATTACTACACTTCGGAGAGGAACAGCCCCTAGGAGAACGGGGTTGGTACTGGTTCAGAGTTCATGGAGCAAATAAATATGGAAACGACAAAGGAAGTTATGACGAGAGAGTTTCTTGGGTTGACGATAACCGGGACCACTTTGTCATGGCAGGAGTTGACCCACTGGGAAACACTGGGGTGTGGAGAGACGCAGACAAGCCTTTCCAATTTCTTGCGTGGTGTATGGAGTACAGTAGTGCTGTTAGATCAGAAAACCCTGCTGAGTTTAAGTCGAGACTACCAGTCGCTCTTGATGGATCGTGTAACGGACTACAACATTTCTCGGCAATGCTTTGCGATCCGGTTGGAGGTAAATCGGTCAATTTGGTCCCATCCGACAGACCCAGTGATATTTATCAAGACGTGGCAGATGTTGCCACAGGCAAGTTAGAAGCCATACTGACAGACCCAGCCCACGAACACTACGCACTAGCTGCGAACTGGATGGCACTGTTTAAGAAGATCACAGGTGGAAAGATGAACCGGAAGCTGGCCAAGAAGCCAGTTATGACTTTGCCTTATGGCTCTACGCTGCAAACATGTACACAGTCTGTACACGGTTGGTACATCGAGCAGCGGCTAGACTTCTTTCCTGACAACACTGCTTTCAAGCACAGCATATTCTTGTCGAGTATCTTGTGGAAAAGTATTGGAGAGGTTGTTATTGCGGCCCGCGCTGCTATGGACTGGTTGAAGAAGTGTAGCCGCCTTATGGCTAAAGAAGATCAACCGATCAAGTACGTTACCCCGGTGGGCTTCCCTATGGTGCAGTTCTCCCCGAACATGGAGACTAAGCGCATCGAAGCCCAGATCGGTGGTAGGGTCCAGATACAGATACGTAAGGAGCTACCCGGTGTTGACAGCTACAAGGTAAGCAACGGCGTGTCACCTAATCTGGTGCACAGCATCGACGCGGCACACATGCATATGTGTGTAGAGCAAGGTCACAAGGAGGGAATTACACACTTTGCTATGATTCATGATGACTTCGGAGTTCATGCTTGTTACATCGACAGGTGGCATGAGATCATCCGAGAGCAGTTCATAAAGCTACACACGGAGACGAATGTGCTAGAAGACTTCAAGACACAGCAAGAGTTTAACAGCGGTGTTGAGCTTTTACCTGTCCCAGATCGTTCAAATCTGGATATTTCGCAGGTTGCTAAGTCCTTGTATTTCTTCGGTTAAATGACTTCCTCACATATAGACAGAAGGCGCTTCCCTCTCTCCCGCCTAGGTCAAACAGATATCGGATTATGCCTACTCGAATGCCTCTGGTCCGGTATCTGTTCCACCTATTAATTAGTTTATTACTTATATTACTTATATTATATTACTCTGTATATATACTGTTATTATATAAATGATATATCTACTTGGTATATTATCTATATTATAATAGGAGAGAAACATGTCGGATTTAACATCAATACAAGGTAAGGCTTTACTAGATCGTAGAGTACTAATTAAACTCTTAGCTCAAGTAGAGCCAGAAGCTCTAGGTAGAAACTCGACGTTATTTGATATTGGTTATGAACGCTGTAAAGCAGACGTACTGCGTACACTATCTGAAAGCCTAGGTTCCGAGTTTGCAACAAGCAACTCTGTTAAACTAATACGGGAACTGCGGAATGGTTAGAGATTGTGACCTATCGGATTTAGAACATCTTATGGACTTAGCTATTGGGTTCAACGACAAACACTACGATGTTAAACTTAACCGGGGCAAGACTTATCAGTACCTACGGAACTTGATACAGAGCGAAGATGCTGTTGTACTATGTACCGGAACTGGTGCTATTGTAGGAGTTAAGATTGACGACCCATGTAGAGATTGGACTGTCCTAGTTGAGACCGCTTGGTACTCTGAGGGACGGGATGGTCTACGGCTACTGCGTGCTTTTGAGCAACGCGGCAGAGACATGGAAGTGGATGAAGTACGTATGACCACACTTGCGGTCAACTCAGGAGTAAGCCCGGTCCTTGAGCGATTGGGTTACTTAGAAATTGAAACGAGCCACAGGCTCTTAATCTAGGAGACATTGCTATGGCAGCATTTACAACTGCCGCTATTGTCGGCGCAGCAGTAGTGGGCGCTGGTGCAGCGGCTTACGGAGTTAATCAACAGAAGAAGAACGCACAGCGACAGTCCAAGGCACTTGAACGCCAAGAGGATGCAGCGCGAGAAGCAGCAGCTTTGGATACCACCCGTGCTGACACAGGTGCAGAAGTTAAGTTGGGTCGCGGTGTTACCACGGCTACACAATCTGCGGGTGCACGTACTGGTGCGGGTACTTCCCGTACTGGTGCTGTAGCTGGCCGGGTAGGTGGCGTAGGCGATCTTACGGCACGCGCCTCTAAGCGGGTCGGACTATGATTGAGGAAGGTGTATCCCTATCCGCCCACTGGGGCGAGATGGATGGGCGCAAGGGCGACTTGCTTGAGCGATCAGAACAATACGCAAGGTGGACAGTTCCATCTGTATTCCCAACAGACGAGAACAAGACCGACTCACCACAGGAGAGTGAGAAAGGTAACGTAGCCATCGGCGCACGGCTGGTAAACCACCTGTCTCACCGCATTGTGGATACGATGTTCCCTAACGACAAAGCATTCTTTGCAGTGGCACTCACACCAGAGGCCAAACGCAAGTTCGAGGCTGACGCAGAAGAAGAAGAAAGAACGGCCCTTAACGCTGGTTTGATCGAAGCAGAGAACGCAGCGATGCGGAACTTGAACCTCACAGCCTACCGCCCGATAGCGGTATCCGCTGTTAGCTTACAGATTGTAACGGGTAACGCCCTGATCTATCGTATGCCTAACAATGATCGAGTTGTGTACAGTGTCCGAGACTACTGTGTAAATCGAGAAGTAGGTGGTCGCTTGCGAGAGGTCATTCTTCGAGATAACAAGTTGTTTGGTTCACTGAGTGAAGAATTGCAGGAAGCTGTACGTACAGCACCGCGTAACTCTCATAAGGCGTTTAAGAACGACACACCAGTCGAACTATTCACCTACTACTGGTGGGAGTCCGGTAAGTGGTTCATGCGTCAAGCGGTAGATGAAGTCGAGATTGAAGAAGCTCAGACCTCATACAAAGAGGCGGACTTCCCGTGTCTTGTTCTGGCTTGGAACTTAGGTCGCGGTGATCACTACGGACGCGGACTTGTTGAGGACTACTCAGTAAGCTTCCACAACATCGACGTTATGACAGAAGCACTGATTGACCTGATCGGGGTTGCGGCAGACATCAAGTTCCTAGTGAATGTCACGTCTACTTTTGACGTAGAGGCATGGAACAATGCAGAACGCGGTGAGTACGTTCCCGGTAAAGAGGGTGACATTACTGTACCTCAGTATAAGTTCGCAGTTGAGGTCCAGTTCATCGGTGAGGCAATTGCCAAACTAGAACGAGAGCTTGCCCAAGCATTCCTACTGTCTAGTGCAGGTGTACGGGATGCAGAGCGAGTGACCGCAGAAGAAATCCGGTTCTTTGCCCGTGAGATCGAAAGTGCATTTGGTGGATTGTATTCACGACTAGCATTGGATTGGCAACGGAAAGAGGCGGAGTATCAACTCAGTCAGATCAACTTTAATAGCTACCTATCCGAGGGTGAGCAGACATTCGAGACTATCGTTACAACTGGCCTTGAAAGCCTAAGTCGTGAAGGTAAGTTGGATGCGCTGCGACTTGCCATTGGTGATCTGCAAATGCTAGAAGCTGTACCAGAAGACATCAGAGGTGCAATCAATCCTTTGAAGTTCGCAGCACACATCTTCCGCAATCGCGGAGTAGAGGCAGAAGACTTCTTGTATACTGAGAAGGAGTATCAAGATAATCAGAAAGCGATGCAAGAGCAGCAGGAAACTATGCTAGAGAAACAAGGCGAAGTCGCAGTAGCGGCTAAGGCCGCAGCAGGAAAGTAGGAGAGACAATGCCTGATATTGAGAACGTAACCCCGGTTAACACACAAAAGCCAGTAGAAACACCCGAAGATAAACCAGCGGTGGCAACCCCTGAGACTAAACCAGCGGCTTCCCCGCCACCTTCTAACAAGGAGCGGGCAGCAGAGGCAGAAGCTAAGGAAGCGGAAGAAAAAGCCGCAGCCGAGGCCAAAGCAGCCGAAGAAGCCGAAGCCACTGGTGAGGAAGAAGCCGAGGACAAAGCACTCGACACTTCCGTGTGGGGAGATGCTGGCGACGATGTAGCAAATTCGGTACTCACTGAATTGCAGAACTCAGGTGTCACACCAGATGAAGCCAAGGCTCTACTATGGGACGCTGTTGAGAAGGGTGATCCTTCTAAGGTTGACCGAGATGCACTGGTCGAGAAGGTAGGCAAAGCACGCGCTACGCTTATCATGGCTGGCATCGAGAACGTGACTTCTAAGAACAACGCGAAGATCGAGGAAGTTACTGCGATTGCCCATAAGGCCGCAGGTGACAAGGAAAGCTGGACTAAAGCAACCAAGTGGGCTAATGCCAAGATGGATGCGAGTGAGCTAGACGAGTTGCGCGGTATGATGGACAAAGGTGGTCGGCAAGCCGAGTTTGCAGCGAGTGAGATCGTATCTCGCTATAATGCAGACCCTAATAACACTTCTCTGAAAGCAGGTAGCAAGCAGCTAAATGCAGACGGTAAGGCTAAACCAGCAGGTGAGCCGCTTTCTCGTCGTCAGTACGGAGAAGAACTGGACAAGGCGCACCGCACAGGGCGACTTACACCAGCATTACAGGAGTCTCTAAAGGCACGTCGTGCTTTGGGAGCGAAGCAGGGCATCTAAGATAGCCCGAGGATTAACAAACACACTAGGAGCATAACATGCCAGTACAAACTTCCCTACCAAGCGACAACACTCACTTGACTGAGTTCGAACGCGCAGATATGATTGAGCAATACGGCGGTGTCGTCGATGCACAGATCGCCAAGCGCTCTATCATGCGACAGTTCGTGTCCATGCACACTATCCGTGGTACTGATACCAAGTCAGTTCGTCGTATGGGTGACAGCACTTTGCAGGGTATCAACGATGCCGCTGCTGGTCAGGAGATGTCGTCAACACCGCGTAACTTCGACCGGGCGCAAGTGACTGTTGATACAGTCGTACTCGCTCGTGACAGCCGTGCGATCTTGAACGAGTTCCAGACTGACTTCGCTGCAAAGCGTGAGATCGGTATGGATCACGGTAAGACAATCGCCAAGTTCTTCGACGCAGCCCTGTTGTCTATGGGTGTAAAGACTGCACTGTCCGAGGTCACGAACGGTATCGCAGATGGTCGCATCAAGGGTAACCAAGGCCGTGACTTGGGCGATGCCTTCAAGTCTGGTCGTGCCACTGAGTTGACCGCTGCTGGCGAAGAAGACGATCCTAACGAGCTTTATGCTGCGTTTGAGAAGATCATTGTTGAAATGCAAGAGAACGATGTTGACACCGACGAGACTGCACTGTTTGTCCGTCCTAAGCAACACGCAGTTCTGTTGAACAACGACAAGCTGATTGATCGTGACTTTAGCCGTGACAACGGTGACTACGCAGATGGTGTCATCAAGACTATCATGGGCGTTCCAATCGTATCTACTGCACGTCTCGCAGACACCAACATCGACTTGTCTATCTTGTCTGATGGTTCTGAGTACGTGCCAGCAGGTATCGAAGTTGATTGCGTGGGCTTGATCCTGCACCCTGACACTCTGTTGGGTGGCGAGACTATCCCGCTCACTTCCAACGTCTATTGGAGCGATCTGCGCTTGTCGTGGTTCATCGACAGCTACCTTGCCTTCGGTGCGGCACCACGCCGCCCTGATCAGACTGGTGCTGTATTCCGGTACAACGCCGTAGAAGACGTATAAGTCTTAACTAACCTTGCCCGCTGCCTTCACAGGTGGCGGGCTTTTTTTTTTTGTTCTGCCGTGTACATGTTCTGTGTATACCGTTGAGCAATAGGAGACTAACATGTACACAAGACTAGACATCATCAATGAGATGATTAGTAGCACTGGTGCTAGACCTCTGACTGCCGAACAAAGCAGACACCCTTTATATATGAAAGCAGAACAGATGCTTGATAGGGTTCAAGCAACCGTTCAGTCGTTGGGCCTTTGGTTTAACTCAGAGTGCAGAGAAATCGCACCACAGTCAGATGGGACACTAATTGTACCACAGGGCTGTATCAGAGCGGACCCCGCTGATCGACACTGTAACTTAACCCTTCGGGGTAGCAAGATGTATGACCTTGAGACAGGAACCTTCGAGATCAATTCAACTGTACGGTTGAAGATGGTATTCGAAGTGGATCTGAGTGAGATGCCGCTTGCGGCCCAAGAATACGTCAGAGCTAAGTCAGTTTACACGTTCTATCTTAATGAGGACGGTAGTGATCCCAAGTTGAGCAACTACCGGGGTGAAATGGACAGAGGTTGGCAGATGTTCTACAGAGAGCATATCCGCAACCTGCAAACAAACGCATTCGATAATCCGAGTAACACAGTCGCAAAGATGCGCAAGGGTTATGGTAGAGGTATCAGCAACAGGAGAGTAGAGTAATGGCACTTAGATCAGGATCACTTGGAACACTGCTGCAAGGCGTAAGCCAGCAACCAGATCGAGTCCGACTTGAAGGTCAGGTGACGGAACAGGTGAACTTGATCTCAGACGTAACTCTGGGTCTGTCCACAAGACCGTCAACTAACGCGACAGCTACGTTGGACTTTGCTACGAGAGAACACAAGTATCAAGAGATCAACTACGGCGGCGTTGACTACCTAATCGGGTACAAAGCAGGTAACCTAATACTGTGGTCGCTGGATGGGCAAAGCCAGAACATCATTCCGGCCCAGCCTGAGACAGCCGATTACATAGGTGACGACATGCGCTTTCACGTAGTTGACGACACTATTCTACTTGTAAATCGAAACAAGGAAGTCGAGACCCTGAGTTCTGTAGAGGGTAGACCCGCATACAATAGCATCTTTCATGCGTTGGGTGGTCAGTTCTCTAAGACATACTCGGTAAACATCGTGTTTTCTGACGGCACAGAAGTATCAGCGGACTACACAGCACCAGACGGTACTGCGGTTGGGGATGCTGAGGAAACAGCCTCAGAGTACATAGTAGGTAAACTGGTTGATGCGTTGCTGCTTAACCCTCTGCTTCCTAGTGGTACTAGTATATCTCGTCAGTTTGACGTGGCTAACGTTAGACACCCTATACTAAGTATGGATATCAGTGTATCAGATGGTGAAGGTGGTGAGATACTACGCGCATTATCGAGTACAGTCAAGGACATCACGGACCTACCTAGGTTCGCGCCTAACGGTATGGTTGTGAAGGTAGTGACTAGTGAGGCAGACGAGGATGACTACTACTTGAAGTTCGTCACAGACGATGCAACTTCTGAGAATGGTTTCTTTGGGTTCGGTAAGGAAGGCGTGTGGC